AGGATCATGGTGTGCAGGCGCGAAGGTCGCCGACAACGCCGCCGAGACCGGCCAGGACTGGATACTACTCTCTCGAAGCATGAGGCAATCCAAGCGGCTCCTGAAGAAAGTCGCACTGCATGTAAGAGCACAAGACCAGATTCGCACGAAAAAGTACGGAGCACCATCGCTCATTGAGAACATTGGAACCGAGCAGATAGAAATGAAAAACGGCGCGGCAATCATGGCCATGCCGTGCGACGACGAGACAACCGTAGGCGATGCTGCAAACGTACTACTCGACGAATTCGCACTATTCCCAAATTCAGAGGACGTTTTTAGCGCACTGACGCCGTGCATCATGAACGGCTACCGAATCATCGCCCTCAGTTCGCCTCGCGGAAAAAAGGGCATGTTCGCGAAGATTTTCAGCGATTCGGACAATGGATGGAGCAAGCACAAGACGACAATCTTCGATGCAGAGCGAGGCGGACTCATCCTTAGAGATCAAAAGGGCAATCGAATCACCGCACAGGAATTCATCGACAATCTTCGCCGCAAGGGAATGTCCGAAGCGAAAATCCGCCAGGAGTTCCTTTGCGAATTCCTCGACGAAGCCACCGCGTTCCTGACGCTCGAAATGATCCGATCGATTCAGGATGATTCCCTATCGAAGTCGGCGAATTGGGAGCGGCTGAGGAGGCAGGGATTATTTTTCGTTGGCGTGGACATCGGAAGATACAACGACCCAACCGTAATCTGGATATGGGAGCTGATCGACAATCTCCTCGTATGCCGCGGCTGCATTGAAATGGTCGGAAGGCCCTTTGAAGAGCAAGAGCGACGAGTGAGAGAGATTATCGCACACCCATCAGTAAAGCGGTGCTGCATCGACGCCACCGGCCTCGGGCTGGACATCGCGGAACGACTGAGCGATAGAAAAAAAGGATTCCCCACAAAGGTTGAGCGATGCACCTTTACGCAGACATTCAAGGAAGAGATCGCCATCAACCTCAAATCGAAAGCCGAACGAAGAGAATTGCTGATTCCCCAGGATGAAGCAATTCTACAGGACTGGCACAGCATCGAACAAGAAGTAACTTCACAAGGAAACTTCCGTTACACTGCCAGCCGTTCATCGGGCAGTCACGCCGATAGGTTCTGGGCCGCCGGGCTCGGAATCCATGCCTGCCGAAATCACAAGCCGTTTGAGTTGACGATGGCTTTTGGAGAGTAGTGCAATGGTAGTGACACTAAAGCAGATTCGAGCGAAAGCATCGCAGGTGGCGACGTGGGCCAGGAGCCGATTTACCACATCGAAGCAATCGATGGGTCTTGAAGCCGCTTACAAGCGATTCGATCAAATGATGAGCGGCATGAGCGAAGACGGCCGAACCATCGGCGTGAAAGACGCCTATACGCGCTCCGCGTGGGTCTATGGCGCTATTTCGATCATCGCTGAATCGGTCGCGCGAACACCATTTGAAATCCTGCAAGGCGAAACGCCGCTGAAGGCCGGACCGCTCGTGAAACTCTCAGAGGAGCCCAACGCATACGACAATCAGAACACGTCGACGAAGTTCCGAACCGCGTACTTGACGGAACTGCTACTCAATGGCGCGGTGATGAAAGTATTCACCGAGATCAGCGGACAGACGCCCCTTGAAATGACCGTCTTCCCCCGCTCGAAGTTCACCGCGGAAGCCGTGATCGACAAGAACGGGAAAGAAGTTGTTCGGCGATGGCACCTGAATCATCGAGGCGGACGGAACACCTACATTCCAGGCGACGAGATCAATCATGACGTGCTCTACAACCCATTGCACGATTGGGAGGGCCTTGCACCGCTTGCCGCCGCCATCGCTGTAGTCAACAACGATGTGAATGTTTCAGAGTTCGCGAATCGATTCTTTGTTAATGACGCATCACCCGGCCTCATCTTCTCAAGCGATGATCCGGGCTTCGATCAGGACCAGGCGAAGATTGCGACACAACTATGGAATGAAAAACATCGCGGCGTTGGTAAGGCTTGGAAAACAGCATTTCTCGGGCACGGACTCAGGCCATTCAAAGTCGGAATGGGGCTCGATCCTCGCATCCTGGGAGCGCTCAAGGGACTCACTCGCGAAGAAATCGTAACCGGCATTTTCAAGGTGCCGCTCAGCATCTTCGGACAATCAGACATCGCCGGCAATCAAGGAGTAGTGATCGGCGGACGAGGATCCGCAAGCGATTCAGAAAAGGAAGGATTCCTCATCAACGTCATCATCCCATGGGCCAGGCGCTACGATGAGGATTTCAATAAAGACATCGCATGGAGATTCGGCGCGACTCTCCGCGGCCGACACAACTTCAGCGAAAATCCGATTCTCGAAAATCGACGACTCGCACGCGCCCAAACCGCGGCCGAGCTGTTGCAGTACGGAATTCCGATCAATGAAATGATCCGCTGGCTTCGCCTTGAGCTTTCAGAAGTAGGGTGGGGCGATGAATGGCTCGTCCAGGACAACTTGATACCCGCCAGCGTACTTGTGAAGGCCGGCGACAAGCTTTTGGAGAAGCGATCGAACCAATCAGCCGGAGGACAGCAATCCAGCATCGCAGCAGGAATGGAAATGCTCGCCGATCCAAGCTTCAAAGCTCATCGCGACCAATTTATCAGCGAGAGTGCGGAGAAAATCGTCACCATCGCCGAAGAACGCATCGCATCAGGGCTCCACGAGCACGAAAAGAAGATTCAAGCGATGCTGGACAAGAATCACGGCAAGAAAAGGGAAACTTTCGGCGGAAATGGACAAATTCACCGCCTTGAGGAGATAGGACGATGAACGCCTACGAGCAGGTTTTTGTAACTCCACGCTCACAATGGAGCAGGCAACTCCTTGAAACCGGATTCGAGGACGCAATTCGGCTCATGCAGGGCTGTTTGCGTCAGGAGGCAGAGTTCACCATCGAACAAGAGGCCGTCAACGAGAAAAAGCGGTCCGTGAACGGCACCGCCAACGTCGAGGAGATCAGCCGATCGTTCTGGCTAATCCGAATCGATGGCCTGGACATTCGCCAGTACAAGAAAAATCCAATCGTGCTAGCAAATCACTGCCCGGTAGCCTACGGAACGCTCATGCCTGGCGCGATCGGGACCGTAGGAAGCGTCTCAAAGTCGGACAACGCTCTGAATTTCAAGAATATGGTGTTCGACGATGATGTAATTGCCGAGGCATGGTGGCAAAAAGTCAGAAAGAACATCGTTCGGATGGTATCAATCGGATTCCTACCACTCGAATGGACCTACGTGGAGGAGCCGCCGAAAAAGAAGGGCGACCCGTACAAGTACTACATCGAAATCACAAAGTCAGAGCTCTTGGAGCTTTCAGTAGTCTGCATCGGTGCCAATCGGGGAGCATTCATTGACTCTGGCCGAGAAGGTGCTACATTTTCATCAGATCGCGCGGAAGCAGCGGACGACAACAACCAAGGGCGTCTATCAAACCGCATGACACTCATCGAAGAAGAAATTAAGAAACTCAGCCAACTCATCACTTCATCAGATCCGAAACGCAGTAACTCAGAAACGAAAATTGCGAAGCTTGACGAAGCGCTCGCGATGGTTCGTAGCTGATTCAACAGCCAACCGACATCTAAGAACGCAAGTCAACGATTCGCAAATCGACCTCGCCGCGAACTGAAAACTGGCAAGGACGCCGGGTTTATCGCTTGTCGCGGTGCCGGGTCCGTGGCATTTGCAAAGGAGTTGACTCATGCCCCCCGAAACAGTGGAAGTGCCCGCCGCGAAGCTTGAGCAGGCTGTGGAAGGGCTCACCGAAGCCACAAAAAAGCTCAACGACTCTCGCACCAACATGGAAAAGCTCAACGGCCGCGTTGATGAACTGCTGAAGAAGCAGGAAGCCATCGAGAGCGGACGCAACGAGGACAAGACATCGCTCGCTGACATCAAAAAGGAGCTTGCGGCCCTCGCTCAGCAGATGGAAGACACCGCGAAGCAGCACACCGAGCTTGTGCACACCACGCGGACCTTCATGAAGCAATCCGCTTCGATCAACACGGACGGCGGCACCGAGCGGGACGGCCGAGGCGCTTACAAGTATCGCGGCCAGAACAGCAAGGGCGCACTCTTCGCCTCCAGGCAGCAAGCTATGGAGCTTGGCGCTTTCCTGCTCGCCACCATGAAGCGCGATGCGCCGATCAAGCAATACGCCACGCGCTGGCTGCAAGATCACAAGCAGGACCTTCGGTACCTTCCGCAGATTCCTCGATCGCTGATCCAGGAAGTAAGCGGCCAATGGCTGGAGAGCTTCAAGAAGCTCGAAAACGGCAAGGCGTGGTTGCAAGACCTTTCAGGCTCCGCAACCCCGGGCTCCGTGCTCGTACATCCTGCTTTCGCCGATACGCTCATTCGCAACGTCGAAGAGCACGGCAAGTTTCGGCAGAACGCCTTGATTTGGCCGATGGGCTCCGACGTCGTTCACATTCCCAAGCGGACCAGCGGACTGAGCGTCTATTGGGAAGGCGAAGCCGAGGGTGGAAGCGAAACCGATGTGAACTTCACGCTGCTCAGCATGACAGCGAAGAAGATGATGATGCTGCATCAGTTCTCATCGGAGCTTCGCGACGACGCTTTCATTGAAATCGCGGACATCTTCATGTTCGAGGCCAGCTTGGCCATCGCCCAGGAAGAGGACCGAATCGGTTTCAACGGCACCGGCGCCGGCGGCAATTCCCCCGGATACGCAGGCTTTTGGGGCGTACTCGGCGCAACTGCGCATGCCACCGAAGCCACCGCGATTGCCAACAACGTGCCACGGCTCATCACCGGCGCTGCCGGCGCGGACCTCGCCACCGAAATCACCGTGGGCAAGCTTCGCGCGATGCAGGGAGCCTGTCCGACGTGGGCCCGAGCCGGAGCAAAGTGGTACGGCCACCGAACCGTACTCTCCGACGTTGGAGCCATCGAGACGAGCGGCGGAGGTCCGCTTGTCGATTTCAGCGAGGGAATGCTCAAGAAGGTGCTCGGTGACGTTTGGGAAGAGGTTGACCAGATGCCTGCTTCCCCCGGCGCTGCAAGCACGAAGATTCTCGCCTACGGCGATCTTCGCAAATCGTGGATTCTCGGCGATCGGCGAAGCGTCGAAATCGAGACCAGCGAGCACTACGCGTTTAACACCGACCAGCTCACAACTCGCGTGAAAGCCCGAATCGGCTTCCTGCGAGCCCAGGCGGACGGAATGGTCGTTTACTCGACCGGCACCGCCTAATAAGCGTCGAGCTTCATATTGAGCCGGGCGGGTGCAACTAATGTGGCATCCGCCCGGCGATCCTGTGATAAAGATTTTCTTTGAACCAAAGAGGCAAGTTAAAAAATCGCCTCATTATTTTCGAAAGGCCAGGACTATGAATGCAGTTCTTCTCTACAAGCCGGGTGAAATTACCCCGGAAGGCGATCCAATCATCGTTCACTTCGGACCCGGCTGCAGCATTGCTCCACATGAACGCGCGGCCGACACGAAGACCATCATCAATCAGTGCGGCCAGAAGTTCACGGTTCGAGGCGAATGGAAAGAAATTTCCAGAGAAGCCGGATACGGCGACCTGATCGACGATTTCGAGCGCGACGAAAAGAAGCGGAAAAAGGGCGACACAAAGAAGAAGCCCGCCGGCGATGAGAAGTCCGCAGACAGCAACAAGAGCGAAGCCCAGGGGTCACCATTCGACACTGGAGAGCCGGCCGCGATCGACAGCATCTAGCTCGCAGGAAGAGCAAGAGGACACCAGCAAACGACCTCGCCGGGACCATGAAACAACGCTCCGCCCGATGAGCAGCACGCGGCGGAACAAAGTGCAAAAGCACAATAAGGAGATCAAGCCATGATGCGAGTCATTGACGGGGCGAAGGTACTGGATGGAACCAATAACGCCTCTGACATTCCCCAGGCGAACTACGCCGCCGCGAACACCATGAACAGCACATCAGTCGACATGCGTGACCCGGGCCACCGGGAGCTGTTGGCCAACGTGCGATCCGGCGTACTGCTCGGAACCGCCACGCTCGCGGTGACTGTGCAGGAATCCGACGAAGCCGCGGCGAACTTCACCAACGTAGCCGGAGCACAACTGAACTTCGCCGCCACCGACGACAACAAGTCGAAGTGGTGCTCGGTGGACTGGAATCACCCTGACCGAAAACGATACGGCCGACTCCAGGGCATCACCGCCAACAACACGGTTGAGTGGGGCGCGGTCACGCTCCGCGTCGGCCCGAGCCAGCAGGTCACAACGGACACCAACGTCATCAAGGTGTAACGGGGAAGGACCATAAAGAAGCAGTGTTGGTAGTGCGGCAAACCGGCGAGGGCAGATCATGAGCTGTCCTCGCCGGACGTTTTTCAAAAGGGGACAACCATGATGCAGGTAATAGACGGCGCGCGAGTAATTGACGGCGCGAACAACGCATCAGACATCCCACTTGCCACATACCCAGCCGACACATCAACCGTATCGGCAGCAATAAACATGCAGGAACCGGGGCATGGAGAGCTGATCGTAAACGGGATAACAGGGCAACACTTTGATGATGGAGCAGCCATCTTCACAGTAGAAGAATCGAACGAAGAAAATGCGAACTTCACAGGAATACCCGGAGGAAGCGCGCACGCCGGCCAAAGCAATTCATCAGTATGGATTGCCGTGGACTGGATCAATCCAGAAAGAAAAAAGTTTGCTCGAATCAAAGCAGACACAGCGGACGGAGATGTAGTACTAAGCGCTGTATCACTCCGAGTTCGACCGCATCAGGAAATCGCCGCCGACGCCGGAATCGTTCTAGCGTAGCAATGAAATTAAGCATCGCACAGGGAAGTGCAATGCAAGTAACACTCACAAGGAGAAGAGAAATGGAATCGCAGTGCAAGGAAGCATGGAAACCGGGCGACGGGTACACCGAGGGGTACTACGAGCACTACAAGGATGGGAGCTTCAAATCAGCGATGGCAATTCTGCCCATCGTGCTGAAGCGGGTCACAGCAAGAAGAGCAGTAGACATCGGCTGCGGATCAGGACAGTGGATTGAAGCCGCGAGAGGACTGGGAATCGAAGCGTTTGGCACCGATCCAAACGCAAAACAAAATGCGCACATTTACCCTTACGACGCCGCAAAAGGAGATCGGCTTCAACCGATATTAGCGGGCGGCGGCGGATTCGACCTTGCAATCTGCGTCGAAGTTGCAGAGCACATAGACGAGGATCGAGCAGATTTACTAATCAATCAGCTCTGCGACCTCGCCCCAATCGTGCTATTCGGCGCCGCAATCCCAGGACAGGGCGGCGAGAACCACATCAACGAGCAGTGGCCGGACTATTGGGCGGAGAAATTCGCAGAGCACGGATACATCGGCATCGATTGCATCCGCCGCCAGGTGTGGAACAACGATGAGGTTGAAGCGTGGTACGCGCAGAACACGATTCTCTACGTTCATCCGGAAAGGGCAACAGCGATCGCGACCCAGGTGCTTCGGGACGAGCTTACCGCCGCAAACGGGAACCCTGCGAGACTCATTCACCCCAGAATGTGGATGGGGCTGCATCGATGGGTCGCAGACCGACTTGAAAAGTCCTCGCCGGCGGAAGCACAGACGCCCCCTGAAATGGCCGGCCTCCACATCTACCTCGGAATGCCGAATTCGGGATCCAACGAGCCGCTGATGCCAAACACCATCACGAAGGCATGTAACGCCAAGGTGATGAGCAGCCTGGACACGAAGATGAGCTCAGCACTCACCCACAACTTCAATGAGCTTTGGTGTGCGGCCCTGAATGCCCGCGCGACGCACGGAGTGACGCATTTTGCAATGCTTCACAGCGACATTCGATGCCTGCAACCGGAATGGCTCGATCGAATGATTGAAATCCTTCTGCGAGAGAAGTGCGACTTGCTCAGTGTAGTGATTCCAATCAAGGACGGCCGCGGCCTGACGTCGACCGCGATGGATACCGACCCCTGGCGACCACGCCGATTCACGATGACCGAAACGTACCAGATGCCGGCAACATTCGGCAACGAGGACATCCTGAAAAGCGCGAAGCTTTGCGAGTATCCAATCGGGCCGATCCTGTTCAACACGGGGCTATGGATTTGCAGGCTAGATCAACCGTGGGCCGAGAAAGTCTGCTTCGATATCAGAAATCGAATCAGCAAGACGCCAGATGGAAAATTCTATTCCGACTTCGCGCCGGAAGATTGGGAATTCGCCAGATGGTGCCACAAGAACGGCATCAATTACAAGGTCACGAGAGAAATCGAAGCCGTACATATCGGGCCTGCCGCATTCTCAAACACCGCCCCATGGGGCTCGGAGCAGATCGACGAAAGGAATATCCGGCACTTGAACCGGATTGTTGAATAGTCTCCTTGTGGGTACTGGCCCGGCAGCGGGCACTTTCGGCGAGGTCGCTCGTTCGCCGGGCCAGATTTTTGCGGAGATCATCGCTATGGAATCATCATCGCTGGCCACACTGGCAACCATCGCCTCAATCTTCTCGATGATTGCAAGCATCATCGCAGGATACGTCGCCCTCTACGTCAAAGCATGCATCGGGCCCATCGCAACAAAAGTCGAAGTTCATGAAAAAAGGCTCGATGAACAGTGCGAAGACATTGACACGCGAATAGCCCAGGAGGGCGAGTTGTGGAAGGAAATTCACGGAGTCAGTCGCCGAGTAGCCCATATTGAGGGCGGCGCGAGCAGCGGAAAAAGACAATCATCGAATCACTGACGATCTGCGTGAGCCAAGTCGAGCCACGGAAAGGAAATAGAACATGGACCTGCAAGAAAACGAAACGCTCTTCACGAATGGAATCAGGGTCGGATCAGACGCCAATCCCGCCGGCCTGGAAGGCGGATCAGGCACGATGACCACAACCAACAAATCCGATGGGACGGTGCGCCTGCGGACAGACGCGCTACCCGAGGTCAAAAAAGATGGCGCGGCGGAATTTCTCGGGCTCGATCGACACGGCTGGATCAAGGAGCTTTCAACACTCACCGCGAACACGACGAACACCTTCTACACGCGGGCACCGGCCACCGGGAAGATCACAGGCATCTATCGATCGTTCACAACGATTCCCGCATCAGCAGGCGGAACCGTCGTTGCGGCCGTGCAGAACTTGAACAACGCCAGCGCACACATGCTCGCATCAGGCGCCGAGGACAATGAAGCCTCCGGCGGACTATCGAATCTATCAGGGACAGACACCGCCCACTCACTCACCGGCACAGCGGCAAGCCTCCTCGTGACAAAGGGCGATCTGATCCGAATCAACATCGTCTCAAACAACGCCGACATGACGGGCGGAGTCGGGGGCATCTATCGCTTCGAGTACTCACACGACAATTGATCGTGGCGGGGGAGTGAGTTCAAAAAATCGCGGAGGAAGCAGACGCCCATCAATGAGTGCGTCTCCCGCCGCCGAAACGCGAAAGGAAAATCGCCATGCCAATATTCACTGCGCCGATGGCGGCAATCGAACAGGTCAAGGACCGGCTGGGAGTTGCATCCTCAGACACATCCCTCGATGCCGTATTGCAGGAAGCGCTGGAAGCAGTCTCGGCCGAGATCGAACAGGAAGCAGGTCGACGGCTTCGGCGCTCGCATCGAGTCACGGAATACGTCGCCGGCGGAACAAGACTGATCGAGTTGAAGCACTTCCCAATCGCCAATATCGAATCGATCAGGGAATCCGACACCAGGGACTTCGAGACCGAAGGCGCATACACCGAACTCATCGAAGGAACCGATTACATCCTTGAACCGGTAAGGGCCAAGAATGAATCGGGCATCATTCGACGACTGGATCAGGAATGGATGGGCTCCGAGCGGGATCCCGGAAAAGTGAGGATCATCTACACCGGCGGATACAAGACCCCGACCGAACTCGCACTCGAAAACAAGACCATCACCATCCAGGGATCGACGCACACGAAGGACTTCACCGTGCAGCGATCGCAAAACGTGGACCCGGAGTACTACGCCAGGGACTTCGAGGACGCCGAAGAGATCAAATTCAAGGTGGGCGAGCCGGCAGACGCATTCGTGAGCGAAATCGCAATCGTCCGATTCGACCTCACCCAAACAGGCCTGACGGTGCTACCCGCTTGGCAGATCATCGAAGGAACCCTTACCGCGGCTTGGAGGAAGGATGCCGCATCAGCCGGCGGAGTACCGATCAACGTCGGACTGATCTCCGAAGCCGATCCGCTTCAAGGCGTGCTCGGGAAAATCTGGCTCGCATCGAAGGAAAGCCTCGGGCTCGCTGACAATACGCTGGTATCAAACGACTTCGAGGACTTCACTGTTGCACTCATCACGAGCGAAGAAGCAAGAACCATCGTGCAGCAAACCGCCGGCGAAGGTTACATCGCATTCGCGTTTTACATGGATGAAACGGACGACGCTAATGAAGGCGTCTTCGGCTGGCTCAAATCGAGCGATGCAACCGAAGGAACGAGGCCATCGCTCGAACTGAAGTATCAAAACCAGTTCGCGGACACCCATTCAATGCCCGATGACCTCCGAAACGCCTGCCTGATTCAGACCATCCATGAATTTCAAAGACGAGTCAACCCCGGCCGGCTGCAAGCATCGATGAGGGGCATCACCATCGCATCAGGTTCACTGGAAATGTTCAACGAACTCGACCTCCTACCGGGTGTCAAAGCCGTTGCACGATCGTACCGAAGGAAGTATTGAAAGCGAGAGCGAGAGAAAAATAAGAACCTCGCAATAAGAACCTCACCATGAAGGGAGCCCCACCGTGGCATTCCAAAACACAGTGTACAACTCGTTTCAATCGGTCGTTAAGGCCATGAGGAACAGTCTCGGCACAACGTTCAAATCAATCGTTGAGGGCACGGTGGGACCAGGAGATTATCAACCCCCATTCATCGGCATTGAAATCCTGGGGTTCGATGATATCGGGAGAGTCGAAGGGAACAGAAAACAACGGGTGAACCTGAAGATCAGGGCCGTATTCATTATCACTCAAAAGAACCGGCTCGCGGAAGCAACGCAGTACACATCACTCATCACCAACTTCTACGACGGCATTCCACCCATCGACGGCGTGCAGGGATTCGATGATTTCAAATGGTCATTCACGCTCCCATCGGGATTTGCCATCGGTGATACCGGATTCGCGGATGCAACTGCATCATACACCGTGATCGTTCCGAAGGGTGCCAACTAAGCAGCACTCTCGAAGAAGAGCCAAGGGGTACCGCCATGCCAATTATCACCGCAACAAGGGTCATCAAAGCTCAGTGGTGGAAGGCCGGAATCTGGAAAGATATCCCGGGATTCGTGGCAGGAGCATGGTTCCCGGTCGTGTACGGACTGAATGGAAATCCAGAGGACAATGAACCAGGACTCAGTTCAGTATCAGGCTACATCTACACCATCGATCAACCGACCATCATCGAAATGATGAGCTACACCTTCGACTTCGGCGGACCCAAGTCACAAATCAGAATCGATTATCAATCAAACGAGGGAGCCGTCACGCAGAACAGAAGACTCTACTTCGATCAGGTATTCTTCATGGGATTCGGAAGAGCGCAAATGCCAAGCGATCATTCAACACTCAAGCAGGATGTGAGTGGAACAGAGCTTACAAGAATCCCATTCAAGTGTGCAATCCTGAATCTGGTACCCATGAGCAACTTCGTCGCAGACTTCCCAATCTGATAAGAGCACTCTGATAGAACAGCAAAGAGGCAACCAATGGCAGACATCAATCAGTTAATCCAGCTTGCTATCATGGATGCAGAGAGGCAGTCAGCCAGTCTCATATCAGACCTGAAGACAAGGAAGACAGAAGAAGTCATCATCACAAGGAGAGAGGGAAAGGGGAGCATCAATGAGGCATTCTACCTTGATTCCTCAAAGAGCAAGTGCAAGCTGATATTCATCAGAGCAACATTCAATGCCAATGGTGAGTCACCACCATACAGCACAGCTACATTCAGAATCTTTCAGATCAGCACAGCAAAGGAGGAATTCAATTCTCAATTGCATCGAGTCACAGAGAGAGGACCGAACAGTGATGGTGATGATGATGTATTCATTCGCATTGAGCAGGAGTCATCAAGAGACCCATCACCATGGACTGTGCAGAAGGGGAGTGGATTCAATGTGAAGTGGGTGTCACCCAATCCAGCCTACAAATGGGCATTAGAGGTAGGTCTAGCAAGAGCAAGATGATTGCAGTGCAATCAGTGTTGCATCAGAAGAACAAATCAAACACCACAACACAGCAGGCATAGCCCATGTCAATCATCGATGAACTAAGAACCAATGCACATGCAGTCAAGGGCCCGCTCAAGATACATGGATCGAGTATCGAAGATCACTTCACCATTGATCCAGAGAATGGAATCATCAGTGCAAGCGGAGCAGCAAGAGCAACACGCAGAGTGCCTTTACTTGAATCAGGAGTCATAGGTTCACCATCAGATAGTTCATTTGCCGTGGCAGGGAGTGCATCACTCATCAAATCATGGGATGTCAGTGGAACAATAGATGCAGGGTGGTACTCAAGACCAATCACAATTGAAGAATGGATGAGTGTTGATGAATCAATCGTATTGAAATCATGGGTGCAATGGCCAGCAGGAACACCACTGGAAAGGTATGCCGTACTGCAAGGAGCATATACATGGGCAAGAAGCAATGCCAATCAGAGTGGTGGTGTCACCAACACGTCACTCAGTAGCATAACGGTAAAGCAGCCTCAATTAATTGGAGCAACACACATCAATCACGAGGTCACACTGGGAACAATCAATGCTGGCACACTGATTCATGGTGACATACTAACTGCATCAATCCAACGCCTTGGCACAGATGGCTCAGACAATTCAAGTGCAGTCATTAAGCTCGCAAGGTATGCATGGTTAGAAGTGATCGAGAGTCGCAAGTAAAGAACTTGCACCATGACTCTTCTCCTCGTCACATATGCCCACCCGCACATCCCAATCGGCGTGCGGAGTCCGGCGGCTCTGTACTCTATATCGAGGCTCGCTTCGCCTGGCTGGATACTTCTCTTCGGGCATTCCCTCGTCTTACCCGAACCTGAGCACTGGTGGGGTGCATGCGGCTGGCACGTCTGGGTGCCGGCTCAGGTCTTTATCGCGCAGTCCTACTAGAATTTACGCCGCCCCGCCCCCTATTGCAAGCGCATACCCGGCGAGCTTCCTCCCGCAGACGTCCCTTTTTACACGCCCAACCCCCACCAACGTCCGTTTTCATCGCCGCATCCTCGCCGCACCCCCACTGAGGTCCCCGCCGAGGTCCGTTTTCTCTCACCTGCTCCCCTGCTCTCCTGTCCCCTTTCCCCCGTCCCCTCACCTGCTCTCCTGTCCCCTTTCTCCTCTCTCATCGCCGCAGCGATGTGCTCTCCTCTCCCCTCTCTCCTCTCTGCCCCTGTCCCCTCACCTGCTCCCCTGCTCTCCTCTCACCTCTCTCATCGCCGCAGCGATGTGCTCCCCTGTCCCCTCACCTGCTCCCCTGCTCAACTGCTCACCTTTCCCTTTTCCCTCCCCGCTCTCCGCCGTTAACCTCACCGCCCATGAAGATCCTCATCGCCACCAACAACCCCGCCAAAGTCCGCGAGATTCAAGCCGTCCTCGCCGACGCCGCCCGCTCACCTGCTCCCCTGTCTCCCCTCACCTCTCTCACCGCGTCCCTGCAATGGGCTTCCCTCTCCGACCTGCCCAGCCCCATCCCCGAACCCGAAGAGACCGGCGCCACCTTTCTCGAAAACGCCACCCTCAAAGCAACCTACTACGCCCGCCTCACCGGCCTGTGGGCCCTCGCCGATGACTCCGGCCTCGAAGTCGACGCGCTGGGCGGTGAGCCGGGAGTTCATTCCGCCTACTTCGATCGCAACGCCGCGCACCTTCCCAGAGCGCAGCGTGACGCCGCCAACAACGCCAAACTCGTCGCCGCAATGAGCGGACTTCCCCTCGAGCGCCGAACAGCCCGCTACCACTGCGTCATGGTGCTGGCAAGCCCAAAGAGCTCGCCCACCAGCGTCGACGGCATCCTCGCAACGGCCCACGGCAATGTGCGCGTCCTCGCGTCGGCCCACGGTGTGTTTGAAGGCTTGATCATCGACGAGCCGCGCGGCGCCGGCGGCTTCGGCTACGACCCGTATTTCCTGATCCCCGATTTGCAAATGACCGCCGCCGAACTGCCCGCGGAACACAAGAACAGAATCAGTCACAGAGGTAAGGCCCTGAATGCGATGCGGGAAAAGATTCTGGGGCTGCTCAACTCTGAACCGTAAAGCCGCTTTTATCGCCGGCGCAAAGCTGTTCTCACTGCCGACGGATCATGGTCGCGAAGCCGATCAGCAAGAGAATGCCCGTCGCCGGTTCGGGAATGACCGCGATCCACGCTTCGGTATTCCCCGAGGGGTTGACGCCGCGCCCGACGATCGTGGTCCCATCGGCCGAGATGTCGAGCGCCTCGCTGAGCGTCCATCCCGCCAAGTCGAGGTTCAAGTTACTTACCAGGATCTCCATAAGGCTTCGCATTCCCACGCCCGCATCGAGCATCGCTTGTCGGCCTCGAGTCACAACCTCGTCTTCGAGAGTCATTCACCGATCGAGAATCACTCGCAGCTCCACGCCACAGATCCCCGCCCCGCGCGGGGCCTACCCTTCTAAGCTCAACGGTTCCCCGCTGCCTCGCTTCGCTCGCAGCGCCGCCGAATTAGGTCCTTCTCGCCCTCCACGTCCACTCCGTCGGCCACCATCCCCCTCCCGCCCCGCTTCGCGGGCTCCTTTGGCCACCCCCCGGGCCGCTGTCGCGGTCCCGTTTCCCCCCGAAGGCCTCCGCCCGCGAGGAATCTGCTTCGCTCTGCTGTGCTCACCGCACTGGAAAGACAGAATACCGCGCGGAGTGCCCGGGCGAAGAAGCCCGGTCACCTGTAAACAGGGAAGGAAGGGGGACGAGTTCCCTCCCCCTTCCCTCCCTGACACCCTCCCTACCCCCTACCTTCCTTCCCCTCCGCCGACTGGCTGGCGCCTACCCGAAGCATTTCGCGCCGTGGTTCAGCGTGCGGCCCGAGTTCCAACCCACCGCCACCCGCCCCGAAGCATACCGTCACCGGCGTGGGCCGGGCTCCTCGTTCCACGTGGAACATAATTTATTTTATTTTGTTTGACTTTGTTTTAATCTGTGTTATACTTTAAGTGTCACACAGGAGACACTTTATGTGCAATTCTTCTAGTTCATCGAGTTCGCTGAGTTCCACAAGCTCATCGAGTTCCTCGGGTCCGATTGTTCTCGTTTCCGGTTCGCGGTACATATCGAGCCGCGCCGAGTGCCACGCGATCGAAGCAACCCTCGCCGAGCTCGCCCCTTCCATGCTCGTCGTCGGTGATTGTCCCACCGGCGCCGATGCAATCGCCCGCTCCTGGGCCTGCTTCTACTCGCCGCATCCGATCCGCGTCGACTTCCACCGTGCAGACTGGGCCAGGTTCGGTAGAGCTGCCGGTCCTCGTCGCAATGCGGCCATGGTCGAGCGACTCTGTTCCCTCCGCTCACTCGGCCGTGAGGTTCTTTGCCTCTTTTGCTGGCCGTCCCCTCCGATCGTTTCCCGGGGGACCCGCTCCGCGTTCTCGATCGCCGTCGCCGCGGGCTTGCCCTTCGTAGAGTTGGGCCACCGTCCGGCAGGTCTCGCAGCGTTGAACGCCGCAGACAGCCGCCCGGGCCTCTTCATTGACGCCGTAGCGTAGAGATTCCTTCCCATTCTCTCTGAAAGGACCAGTGATGCTTACCAAACACCTCGCCTCGCTCCTAATCACCCTCACCGTGCTCGCCGCACCGCCGGCAAAGCCCCGCTCCGTGCTCCAACGCCTCCACGCCTTGGAAGAACAACTCAGCGAGGTGCAAACCCTCCTCGTCGAAGCCCACGCGAGGCTAGACGCCCTCGAATCGACACGCCAACCACCACCGAAGCAGCCCGCCGGCAACGGAGCCCATGAGGCCAAACCACGCCGCTGCGAGGCCACCGCAACGAGTACAGGCAAGCGTTGTCGCGCGCAATGCATGGTCGGGAGCCGATTCTGCATGTGGCACGATGAACACGGCCCAACCATCAACCCATTTAACCCAGATTAGCTATCTTACCGTTTTTGGGCAGGCTGGGCACGCTCTGGGCAGGCTGTAGTGCCCACTTAACTGTACTCTACTCCATAACTTAGGGAGCTTGGACCGACTGGACTAGCTACCCCTTCTATTAAAGCTATAGGGACACTATTTACGTCATCTACCTCGTTAGGTCTCTGTTACACTATAACAATAACCTAACTAGCTTTTACCTGCTACTTTTATATATAATTTAATAGGAGAAAACATTGAACAGATGTCCAGAGAGCCGAACTAATGCTCCTGCAAGGACTTATCCGGGCAGGCTGACACACTTCAGCCAGTCCAAGCCAGTCCAGAGCCGCCATAAGTCCAGTGTTTTGCAAAACAGGACCCGCCTCGATCGATTCAGGCTCATCCTCGATCGCTCACATAGAGCGCGCGTTTGTGCCTGCATTGCGTGCGTCGCCCTGGTTCTCGCCGTCATCGCCATCCTCCTCGGTGTTTGGCTCGCGTTCGCCCTGGCCGCGGGCGTCGTCGCCACCGGGATCCTCGCCGCGGCCGAGCACCTTATCCGGGCACCGCTCCACCCGCGTCGACCATCGAGGTCCGACATTATGCACGCCGATCGCGAGAACCGCGCGGCCGATCATGCATACTTCGAAACGTCGGACCATCCCCCAAAGGAGCACCGTGTACGCACCCGATCAGGCTCGTCGGTTGCTTGGTACTGCCCCACCTGCCATGCAGTGAGCCGCCCCTTCGCAACGAAAGGGGACAGGGCCCATGCATGCGGGTTCTGCTCCTCGCCCTGCGAACACATCTCCTGGCCAACGATTCTCACCATCCTGCGACGTCGCCCCGAGTTCGCCCGCCACTGCACAGATTGCGGAGAGGTCCAACCGAAGAACTCGCTCGGAATCTGCATCTTCTGTCTTCACGCAGACGCCCTTATGCCGGTTCCTCCGCACCCGCCGGCGCCGGCCCCCGGTCCATCGCCCAGGATGATCACTTCCACCCCGAGGGTAGCTATCCCGGCGCCGAGACGAATTCCCCGCCGGCCCTCATCGCACAACGCTTGACCACGATCAGCACGGCCGCTATTTTATTTTATCTTAAAGGAGTCACGCCGATGACACAGAAGGAACGACCGACCGCCCGCGGCGAATCAATCCATATAACCGCCTCGCAACGAGGTGGCCAATATGCCGACATCGTTGAATTTGCCCACGAGAACGCCGGCGATTGCGGATCAGCAGTCAATGCCCTCGCCCTGGCGGTCAGGACTTCCGCCGCTTTTGTGGAATGGTCGCGTTCGAGGAAGAAGCGGCCGGCCCAGCGCCCTTGACAGCCTGATTCTTCGAGCTGCTTCTATCTCGCCACAATCCCTGCTTCTCCATATCAATTAGAAGCTTAGCTCTATCAAGCAGTTGCACCGCCAACTCCTCGCCGGACCCCTGATAATCGCCCATCCTTGAGGCGGTCTCGATCAACTCAAACACTTCCTTCACACGATCCGACACCGGACTCGGTAAATCCCTCGCCGCCTTCCGTGCCATGAACTCAGCAATCGCCAAGCGAACCTCGGGCCAGGTGATCCCCTGCGGTGGCCAAGGTATGATCGCAATTGGCGGAACATCCAACGCAGGCGGAGGGGGCCACCCCTTTTCTGAATCGAAGAGCCACTCCACCGGGACATCAAGGGCACGCGCGACCAACAACGCCTTCTCCACACTCATCGACCCACCACGCTTGACGCTACGATCCAGCGTGCTGTCATCGACCCCGGCCTTCGTCGCTATGCTCCTGACGCTGGGCCAGCCATCGCGATCAATTAGCCGCTGAACTTTCTCCCCGAACTCCATAGGCGACCTTTTTATGTGCCGCCTCCATGCGTTGCAAGGTTCGTACCCTCCGTACTATAGCAACTTTCTCCCTAATTCACAACTGTAGCTAGTATTTACCTTGCACTATCTCGTTTTTGAGATACACTTACTTACGGTGAAGCTATGCGACCGTCCTTGACAACGCCACTTTGCTCGACGCCGCGAAGAGCCGGAAGCCGGAAGGGTACCGTGGTCGCAGCTTCACCAGCATGCGAGGTCACACCGATCGGTACCGCCGCGCTTCCGGCCCTTCATATCGTCGCATCCACAAGGAGATCATCACCGTGAGAGTAGTCGCATTTGACATCGAGACCATGATTGATCCGGTTCTCTTTGGCAGCTTCGCGCCGCCGATCAGGATCAAGACCGGCAACCTGAAGGACCCCGCGAAGATCAGGGAGAAGGAGAACGAAGCCAAAGCCGAGCAGCGGGAACTTGCCGCCCTCAATCCACACATCAGCAGGATCCTCAGCGTTCACTTTGCACAACTCACCGACCGATCAGCAACGCCCGAGTGCCACAGCATCTTCACCCTTCCATCCAACGGCGATTCGACACTTGCAGACCGTGAAGCAGAAACCCTCAAGACAATGTGGCGGCTGCTCGCTACCGCCGATCGAATCGTAACATTCAACGGCCAAAGCTTCGACGTTCCATTTATCATGCGTCGATCGCTCCTTGCCGGCGTAGCACCTTCGATTCACATTGAGACCAACAAGTACAAGTGCCACGACGGCAAATCAAACCATATCGACGTTCGTCGCGTTCTCGCGGAGAGCTTTCCAGGGAACACCATCACCGACTTCGTACCCGGCGACCTCAACTATTACGCCCTTCTGCTACTCGGCGACACCAGCCCCGATGAGCTCGATCCGCACGAAATGTATGAGCTCTGGCTGAAGGGTGAGCTTGAGCGGATTCGTTTGTACGGTGAACGCGATGCCACGCGGACCCTGCAAATGTATCAAAAGCTCGACGGCTTCTACTTCAACTGACACCCACATAGCACCCGGCATCGGACGCCCAGGAGTGCAGAGCAAGAACCAACGAACCAACAGGGAGTATTGACCAATGACAACAACCACTGAACCAGCCGAAGTACCTGCCGACATCGCAGCCGCGGCACAGAACATGTCACTATCGAAAGTTTCACTCCTCGCATCGCCGAGACAGCTTTCGATACTCGCTTTCTACGCCAACGCCGTCGCAAAGAGTGGCTTCGGACACAAGAACCCGCAAAAGAATTTCGCCATCTTCCTCAAGGGCCTCGAGGTCGGAATCCCACCGCTCGAAGCACTCGAATCCATCATTGCCGGCGACGACGGCAAGATGTCGCTTTCCGCATCGCTTATGCACGCGAATCTCCTGAAATCAGGGAAGGGCCGCGTCGAGTTCATCGAACGAACCGCCGAGCGAGTGACCGCCCGCTTCGTTCGCTTCGACGACAAAGACAACCCGCTTGAAATCACGTGGAGCATGAACGAAGAGGCCGAGGACGCGGGCCTTTCGAATCGCGCGACCTATAAGAAGTACCCGAGACAACTCCTCACCGCCCGCGTACTCAGCGAGGGAATCAGCCTGAAATTCCCCGACATCGACACGGCCAGGAGCTACACGCCCGACGAGATTGGCCTACCGGACGACGCCGCCGAGCTAGCCAATATCAAATTCGAGGACGCCACTCCCGACCGATTCAGAACCGCCACAGCAGCGCCGGCGCCGACAGCGACGGCATCGCAGCCCCAGGGAGCAGCGACCAATGCACCCGCATCAGAACAGAAGCCGACCGAACCCACGAAGGCGACGACATCGCAGGCGGCAACACAGGCAACGCCGCAACAACCGATCGACCAGATCGCCACGATTCAAACGCTCGTTCAATGGGCCGGCCTCTCGCGCGAGGAGTGGCACGCCATCCTCAAGCCATACGGTGTCGTGAGTGCAAAGCAACTCCCACCGGATCAGCTCAAGAACCTCACGCAATCACTCTTCGATCGCTACACCCCTTTTGAACTGCGCGCGGCTGGCCTGAACCTAACCCAAGTGAAGGCCGCGGGCTTCACGATCGGCACAGACGAGGCCGACGAGGGAAAACCGGCAGACGCCCACAAAGCGGCGTCGTCTTCCACCGCGAACTCATCGAGCAATGCTTCGGCGCCGCTCGCTGCATAGAAGTACTCGGCTACCCGCCGAGCTGGATAACAACGAACACTGAGATTGTGAAACTCAGGAACCACTTGACCAAGGAGTAGAAAAATGTCTGAAGCAATGGATGTTCGAGAGCTGACGAACTACGCACTCCCAGAGGACATCGCCGCCCCTGCCGACGTTGATCCGAACTCACTCCCATTCGAGGACGCGCCCCCCGGTTGGCACGAGATGGAAATCACCACTCTCAAAATCGAGCCGGATCGCACCTTCAAGAACAAGAAGGAAGGCGATTGCGTCCTCGATCAATTGCAGATCGGATTCCGAATCTGCGAAGGCGAGCCGCACGCCGGCGCTTCCGTCATGGATTTCATGCCCATGCCGTCAGGACCAATGAACACCATGCTCGCGAATCGGTGGGTGAGCTTCCTGCATCGCTGCGGCTTCGACATCCCCGCCGGGAAACTCGTTCCCCAGGGATTCAAGCTCGAACAGCTTTACGGCCGGCGCGTTCTCGTCTGCGTGGAGTGGAGCACCGACGGCGACGGCCGACCGAAGCTGAAGAAAAACGGCGTCGACCGACAGAACGGCGTCAAGCTCTTCGGATACGACGATCCGAAAGCGAAGGCAACCCGACGCTCCGACCCCTCGCAGCAGGATGAGGCCGCACGAGCGCCAGCCGCACAGAAGTCCCCAGGTGCTGCACCGCGGACATCACGCCAGCCGGCAGCGGCGACCGCGGCAAGTTCGAAGCCGGACTTCGACCTGTAATCGTTGGTGTCTTGCGCTGGGTGGGCCCGGTTTCCTTGACGCTGAGATCAAGGGACCGGGCCACCAATTTCACATCAATCGCCGAGAATTACCATGACGACAGCAGCCGCAACACAGGGAACGCTTTTCAAGGCACCACGCGCAGTGATTGCCCGGATAACAGCAATCAGGTGGAGAGCGAAGGACTCCGCTCGATGCATCGTCCTCGCCACTGATGAAGTCGCACGAAAATCCTTCAGCGCCGTCGGCGACATCGAGGAGCCGACCATCGGACAGCTCTACGAATTCGAAGGTACGTTCTCTTATAACGATCGCTTCAAGACTGATGAACTTCGCTTCACAAGTTATAGAACTGTGATCCCGACTGATACACAGGGCATCGAGCGATATCTGACCGACACCGCCAAGTGGGTAGGCCACGCCACCGCCAGGGAGCTGACCAAGCTCTTCGGCCAGGACACCTTGAACATCATCAAGCAAAGCCCGGAGCGCGTCGCCGCAGCCGTGAACGGAATCACCATCGAGCGTGCACAGCAGATGCAGAAATCGCTACTCGACAACGAAAAAAACGAATGCGCTGCGGTGGAGGTCGCTCAAATCTTAGGGGCGTCTGTTCCCGGTCGGTTCGCCAAGAAAGCAATCAAGAAGTGGGGCGCGAATGCGGCCATTGTGATTCGACGCAACCCGTTCAAGCTCGCCGAGCTTCCAGGTATTGGATTCGCATCAGCCGACGCTGTATGGCGATCCCTCAAGTTACCACTAAATCACCCGCGGCGCCATGCCGCAGCCATTCTTCACGTACTCGCCGAAAAGCACGCGATGGAAGGGCACACAATCATCAGTGAAACATCGTTAGCCATCGCCGTGCGCGAACTTGTTGGATCGATCGATCGAGGGATCCTGCATCGACTCGAAAAGACTCGCCGGATTATTCAGCCCACACGCGGCACCTGGAGCCTTGCAGAGATCAATAATGCTGAGCGGTACATCGCACAAGCCCTTGACTGGCAACCCCGAGATAAAACGAACGAGGACGAGATCATTGTCGCAACTGACGGCCTCGCGCCGGACCAGATTGAAGCCGCTAAGCTCTTCGCCAAGTGCCCGGTATTCATTCTCACTGGCGCGCCGGGAACCGGAAAGACCTACACCGTTGCCCGCTTTGTTCAAGCCATGCAGGGCCGGACGGTCCTACTCTGCGCGCCGACCGGCAAGGCTGCAAAGCAAATGACCAACGCACTCGAAGCAACGTGCGGCGGAGTTGCCAGGACAATCCATAGCACACTTGGCCCCGAGCTTGACGAGGAAACGGGAGAGTTCTCCTTTCAGCACAACGAGGAAAACCCAATTGGATGCAGCGCCATCGTCATCGACGAGACCTCAATGGTCGATATCAGGCTCGCCCGGCAATTGCTCTCCGCTCTTCGATCTGGAACAAGAATCCTATTTGTTGGCGATCGGCATCAGCTTCCATCAGTAGGCCCGGGCTCATTCCTCCGAGACCTTATCGCCGCCGATGTACCATCCTTTGAACTCACCGAGATCAAGCGAAACAGCGGCCGCATCGTTAAGGCTTGTCACACAATCAAAGACGGCCAAACACCCGAACCATCAGACAGGCTCGACCTCACAGCAGGAGAGAATTGGCGACACATCGAAGCCGATGACCCGCAAGTGATCCTTGAAATCATAGACGAACTCTACCGATCGAAGATACCGGGGCTCGGCATCACTTCTGACTTGCGATGGGATACGCAATGCGTTGCCCCATTGAATGAACGCGGTTCACTATCCTGCGCTGACATCAACAAGTTGATTCAAAGCATCCTGAATCCAAATCGCCAGGAGGAAGAACATCTACTCTTCTCCATAGGCGACAAGGTCGTAAGACTCAAAAACGGCGAAGTGAAAGGACAGATCATCGAGGAGGACGCCAACGTAAAGGCGGAAGAACTCCAGGATGCAGAAGGTTCACGCGCCGGCCTGATTCGAGTTGTCAATGGCGACCTTGGCATCGTCGAGAACATCACCAAAAGTGAAATCATCGTGGAGTTTCAGTACCCACGACGCCGCGCGATCCTGAATCGCAGGGAGCACCAATTGCGGCTCGCGTACTGCATGACGTGTCACAAGATGCAGGGAAGTGAAGCTCCGATCATCGTACTACCGCTGCACCGACAGTTTTCCACCGCCCCAATCTGGACAAGGGAATGGATTTACACCGCGATGAGCAGGGCGAAGCTCGCACTCATCACGGTTGGCCAGATCGGACAGATATCAACCGCCGTCGCGCGCGTCGGAAACGTGCGCAGAAAAACACAACTCAAAGAGCTTCTTATTTCCAAGAGGCAGGGAGGCCCATTGTGGCAAAGTCAAAAGCAACCGTGAGAGTCGTCAAGGAAGTTGTCGTATGTGATCGGTGCAAGAAGCCGAAGAGCGAGGACGCCAAACCGCTGAAGATCGAGTACGGCGGAACGGTCAAGACGCCGCCCGAGTACAACGTCTGCGAGCTGTGCTCACAGGTCATTCTCGGCAGCATCATCAAGGTGGATCGCAAGCCGTCGAAGCGCAAGCCATCGCCCGCTCAACCGGCATCGCAACCAACAACTGAAATCTAGATCGTCGAACACCATCAGCTTTTACAAGCAGCATCGCACGGAAGCAGATTGTTCAAAACGCTGCAAAAGGAGTTGCACTGTGAACACAGAAACGAGTAACGGCGGAGCATTGAAGATCATCATTGAAACCCTACTAGTCGCGATACTCGGTATCGCCGGATACGAATACAGCAGCCGGGTTTCAAGAGAATCATCGAATGAGAAGGCCGATTCGCTTGCCGCGAGAGCTGCACCATCGAGCCAAAACAATCTCGATGAGGATGATCAAACGCTCGTCGACCTACCCGGCGATGCGATCGGATTCCCAAAGGATACGACCGTTCAATTCTACGTGAAGGGTCAAAAAATTCGGGATGCATTGAACGGAATTCTTCGACCCATCTTTGAACGGACACGCATCGGCCAGCCATGGAAAACCATCGTGCTGCACCACAGCGGAAGCGATGGATCGACCGTGGACGGCATTCGAGACTGGCATGTGCGAGTCAAAGGATGGGCCGCGATGGGATATCACTTCATCATCGACCGCGATGGAACGATCCACGTGGGTGAGCGGTGGCTACTGCAATGGGACGGAGCCCACTGCAAGGGAGTCAGAAACACGGACGGTATCGGCCTGTGCCTCATCGGAAACTTCGATGCGGCACCGCCGGCAGACGCCCAGGTTGTAGCCGCCGCCGCCCTCGTGGAACTTTTGCAATTTTTCTTCGACATCGACGACGAGCATGTAATGGGGCATGGACAGTGCGCGCCGACGCTGTGCCCGGGAGAATACTTCAAACCCGCTGAACTGATCCGAAAGATTCACGATTCACCGAGCCTGGAGATTGCGGACGGAGGACCGTAGGAAAGAAAAGAAACACTGACACAAGGACGACACCGCCATGCCAGGGAAGGCATCACCGGAACCATTCGAGATCGGGATCGATACCAGAGAGCAGCTTCCATATGACTTTGCTACGGTGCGCAATCCAGTACTCCCATTCACAACGCGCATCATCACGCTTGAGACCGGCGACTATGCACCAATCGGCTTCGAGTGCGAAATGGTCATCGAGCGCAAGAGCAAGGAGGACGCCTTCAAGAGCTTTGGAGGGGACAGGGAGCGATTCGAGAAAGAGATCGTGCGAATGTCAGAGTACCGATTCGCCGCCGTCATCATCGAAGCCGAGTGGACAGAGATTTTTGGGGAACCTCCACGGTACAGCAAGAAGTTTCGCCCAAAGACAATGGTTGCATCAATTGCAGCATGGAGCGAGCGATACGGCGTGCATTTCTTCGCGGTGCCAGGGAGAGGATTCGCAGAGCAGTTGACCTACCGGCTGATGGAGCGGTGGGTACGAGATCGAAGAGGAACAAAGTAAAGAAAGATCACAAGGAGATTGCCCAATGAACGCTGACTCAAACGCCGCCGCGCCGCTTCGCGTAACACACCTCATCGAGAAGGGCTTCAAGCGCATCGACTCGATCGACGTGCAGCCGGGCTCGCGCACGCTCATCATGCTGCAAGGCCCCAACGAGAACGGAAAGACCTCGGCGCTCGACGGCTTGATCGCTGCATTGGGTGGGAAGTCGCGAACGCCCGAGGCACCCGTGAAGAAGGGCCACGAAAGCAGCACTGTCGAAGTCATCATCGGCGACGACAGCGGCCCGAAGTACAAGGCTGTGCGGACCTTTTCACCCGACGGCGCCAGCACGTTGCGGCTGTATGACGCCACCAATCCGGACCGACCGGCCAAAATCAGTGCGGGCCAGACCAAGCTTGACAGCCTGATCGCAGATATCTCCTTTGATCCGCTCGCGTTCATGCGCGCCGACGAAAAGAACCAGATCGCCATGCTCATGGCGGCGGCAGGAATGCGGGAGAAGTACGACGAGCTGCAGCGCCAGCGAGCCGGCGTCATGGACTCGCGGCGAGACCTCAATCGAGACATCGAGCGGGAACGAGGCCGCATTGCAGGAATGCCGCAGTATCCCGAGGCGAAGGCGCGATGCGACGGGGCCAGCATCGAAGCGGAGATTCACGCCGCCGAGGATCACAATGCAGCGATCGACAAGGCGCAGAACAACATCAACGTCGTCATCGCGACGGTGAAGCGGGAGAAAGACGGATACGAAAACACGAAGACCAGCTTCGAACGGGAGATTGCCGAGTGTGAGGCCAGAATTCAGAAACTCAAGGCGGGGCTTGAAGAAGAGACGCGAGTTAAGAGGAACATTCTGCAGGCACTGAAAGCAGAGCACGACGAAGCCGCCGCCAAGCTCGCCTCACTGGGCGAAAAGAAAACCATCGCCGAGGTGTCATCACGGCTGGAACAAATCCGCACCACCAACGCCCAGTGCGATGCCAACGACGCCCGCGCCGCCGCCGAAGCCAAGCTCAAGGAGCAGGAGGCTCGTGCAGAGAAGATGACCGCCACGCTCGCCGCCATCGATGCCGAATCCGTGACACTTCTCGAAAAGAGCACCATCGGGCAGGCGGTTCCAGGTCTTGAAATCCGCGACGGCGGGATCTGGCACAACGGCGTACCGCTGGGGCAGGCTTCGGGAATGCGAAAGCTCGAACTCTCCGCCCTCATCGGCATGG